TACTATTGAACCTGGGTCGAGTATCTGCAAGAAATAACCCTGCTGCTCAATTATGCTTGAAACGTCCTTGCCTGCGGACTGGTTAACAACGGCTTTCTGCTGTGCCGACATTGATATGCCGGTTCTGATACTGCCAAAGTTTAAGCCAGCATTAATCGGGTCGGACATTGCAGCTCTGATAAGACCGTAGCCGCCCTCATTGTAAGCGATTGCACCTGTACCAGTCAAGAGGGTCATCAAAGCAAGCTGAAACTGTGAATTGAGATAGACCTGATCAACGAACGCGTCTAACCACAACCATTTACCGGTCATCTGACCATTGTAGAAGAAGTTAAAAGAATCGTTAGCAGTTGCATAAATACCGTAGAAGCTATAGCCATTCGCAAGAAGGTTTGCGGCGGTCTGTTCGTCGGTGCATGTCGGGGTAAATCCTGACTGAGCTTTGAATGCAGTTGTTATCCTCCCATTTACTCTACTAAAATCAATCGAAGCAACACAACCCAAAACAAAGGTTGCAAGACTTACAGTATTGTAAACTGGCACGACACCATCGTATTTAGCGGCTTTTGCAATGGCACCAAAGCAAACTATAGAACCATTGACAATTGCCTGTGCGTCCGTATCCCAAACGATATAGGCGTATCTCTGATTTTGTGCGTTTGTCCAAACTGCAAAAGCTGTTTTGTCGGCTATCAGAGGCTCCCAAAGAGTCATGAAGTCAACCCAATTCTGCGTTTTGGATTTCAGCATATTCATGGCAGTATCAGGCGTATCAGCTATGGCACCCTGAGAAAGAATAGCACCGGTAGCGGAAGTAAACTTAAGACCGGCAGAAAGTGTGCCTGTTGCGTATGTAATGCTTGACAATGCCCCGGTTGTTCCTGATGTCAGAGTAAAAGTGCTGTTTACTGCATTCCATGCGCAAGTGACCTGACCAGTAAATCCTGCTGTGATCTTTGTTGCAGCATCCGAAAAGCTTGTTGCGGTTGCCAAGTTGATTGAACTGGAAGTTGCCACCGTCCCGTCAACCGTCAGAATCAATGTTCCTGAAAGTGCCTGCAATCCTGTAAGCCCCAAGCTTGCCATCGAACCCGACTGAATCCATGCGGCCCTGACTGCCTCCACATAAGGAGCAAAAAACAGAGTACCAGGCTTGAGTGTTGAATTGTCGAACCCAGAGAAATAAATCTGAGACTGGACATATTCAGTCGAAGAAGGCCCGAAAAACAAACTGACTGAATCTGCACTTGTGAACGATCTGACTGCGGCTGTGGGAAGTAGTGTGTTTTTGGTCAAGATGACACCGTTAAGCGCAAGGGGCGAACCACCTGTGCCAACCACGCCAGGATTGACCTGTACGATATTATTTGCTGGGATAGTCATAAGTTTACCTCTCTTTTATGGTGTGTCTGCTTGAAAAGTGTTGACGGTTACGGTGCCTTCTGCTGATTGTATGGGTAAAGATAATGATGGATTATACTGTAAAGACAAGGTTAATGTCCATCTACTTTCGTATTGTTCTTCACCTGTTACAAGTGGAGTCTGTATCGGCTCGGATGAGTAAAGCGGTCTGATGTTTGTTGGAAACAGCGTATAACCAAATTCAGATTGAAAATACATCTGGATTGCTTTGGCTATTTCCCCAGCACTATCCTGTCCATATACGTCAACTTGCACGTCAATGCGTGTCGGGCCTTTTAGATATGCAAGATCATGATCATAGTCATATGTTGCTATAGGCCATTCAAGCCTTGTCTGATTTAACTCCGTCAGCACTGCACAAGGCACATTAGGCATTGGTACCCTGTTGACTTGCGCTCGAACCACGTGGCCGGTCGGCATGAATTTCATAATAAATGTTGCAAGAGCGTCTATTACATTGTCAACAGTTATTGAATTAACATAATTCGGCATCAAGTCACCTGTAAACAAATGGCGCACTTCGTCCAGCCGGCCCAACCTTCAAAAACCTTTACAACGAGCCATGTTTCCGCACCAATCAAGATTAAATCTCCGCCCGTCTGGTTCGGCCTGATCACACCGGCCAGCACACCTCGAAGGTAAATTCCCTTGATTGTCCCATTGATGTTCAACCCATCAAGCTGCTGCAATTCCTTACTGTCAAGAGCTTGCAATTGAGCCATACCAACCACGCCGGTTGCATATGTAGGTATTTGCTTTGCCCCTGTTCCTATCGTGTATCCTGTGGCCTTTTTGACGGTCACAGGGATATCGGGATTAACGACATTGATACAGCTATTTGCAATCGAGCGAATATCCATTATTTGTTTTTGATCACTTTACGTTCGGATACCGACAATTTACCGATAGCCGACATGATAGCTGTTGCCATTGCAATTGCCGAGTCCTCATCAATGATAATGGAAGTAAGAGCAGCCACACGGCCTTTATGCTTGACAGTCACAGCAATGATACCGGCATCTTCATCATGATCTATTGAAAGATATCCAGGGTAAGGCGTTTCGACTGTTTCGGTTACGGAAAAAAGAGTTTTCATTATTTTACCTCATAGGTGATTGAATTTATCATGTGAGCAGTGTCGATAAGCGGTTTGTCAAAACCCTTTGCTTTCTTTGTGCTTTCTGCCAATGGGGGAGATGTTAAATCAGTTATACTTTGCATTAAAGCCCCTTTGATATCTTCACCCATTATCTTGAATATTGCCTTGCCATTATATTGTGACAACTTGGCAAGTTTTGATATCTTTACCCCCCAATTTGGGGATTCAGAATTAATCATGTTGCGAAAGAAAGGGCGGGGCGGGGCAGCATTAACGCCACCATGCCCAAATTCATTTAAAAATGCTACCGTAGCAACCGGCGTACCGTCTGGATAAGTAGCACCCGCCATAAAGCCGACCTTCAAACTTGCCCCCATCTTAGCGGCAATATCATTTAGGTATGATTCAGTCTTGCCTGATAACTGTAAAACCTTTTCAGTCATATTAATACCTTGTCGGGCACGATACATAACGGAATGATCTTAATGCAACAGTCGCTTGCCAGAAAGAAGATCCATAAACTGTTTGGGAAAACCAAGCATGTGTCCCTGGAAGAAGATATTCAGTGCTAATTGATACTGACCCCTCAGTTGCACTTGAAACACGCCCCACGGGGCCAGGAATGCCCCCTGCGTTCAATTTGCCATTTATAGCCGCAATATGAGCAACAAGCATGTTCAAAAGCATGGTACGGCGTGCAATATTCTGGACAGGACTGTTATCCTTATTAGACAAATATAAAGTGGCCTCGTCGAAAAAGAGTGTCAACAATCCATTATCGACATTCACGAACTCAGGATATCGTAATTTAAATGATGTTGGGTCGAAAACGACTGAGGCCATTTTATTTAATCCTTATCAGCGGATTTAACGCCGAGTGCGTCTTGGCTCATCGGCTCAAAACCGGTCTTGTCTTCCTCCCGATCCTTCGCAATCTCTTTAACTGCGTCGATAGTTCTGGCAACAAAAAGCGCACCTGATTTTACAGCTGGAAAGTCCTTGTGTTCTTCCAGCCATGCAGCATAAAACTCTGCATCAACTTCGGTTGTTGCGTGAGTTGCACCAATAATGACAATGGAGTTCAAGCCTTTTACAACCTGCTTTTTATCTCCCGCTTCAAGAATAATGCCATTCGGTAGTTTGCATCCGATAATTACTTTATCAGCCATTGTTCGTACCTCTTCTTTTTTAGATTGACCCTCTCCGGTCTGGTTCTTAAACGGTCTACCCATTACACCCTCCAAGATAATAAAGCGGGGGATTTCTCCCCCACTCTTTTATACTACACTCCAATCATTTGTGCAATGAATGCGGGGCGGTAAATGATTGTCCCCCATGTTCCCTGCGACTTCTTCTGCTTAAAGCTGGAAGACTGAACAACAATTGGGTGAGCGCGGAGCTTTTCAGTAAAAGCTGTGTCTGCAGTGCGCTGACCTTCGTATGAATCAACAAGAAGCTGTACCAGTTCGCCGGAAGTAGTCGAATATTCCGGAGCGGTTACGATCTTGAGATTTGGGAAGTTCTTTTTCAGGATATCAGACACATTGACATTATAGTCAGTTATTTTTGTCAGATAGACCTCAGAAAGAGAGGACATAGCCAGAGTCATGGCGGTATCCAGTTCGATTAGGCCACCGGCCTGCGTCTGTAGCTGTTTGTAGAGCTTCTGGATATCGTTGTTGATCTCCACGGCAGTTGCTACGGCCCAAGTGGTGCCGGTCAATGCCTTGGTTGTTGGTACGATAGCAGCAGACAGTGAAGGATCATTCATCAATCCGTAGTTCTGCAAGCCAGAGACCCCAAAGAAATATGTTTTGTTCTGGAACTTATTCAGAGTCAGAACAGAAGCAATATTCAGCCTGTTAGCCCAATCGATGCGAGCAAGTCCAGCGGTTTCCAGCTCCTTCTCGCCCCACTGAGTCAATACCTGATAGTGGTAGCTCTGACGCTGTGGGAAGTTGGAGTTAGCACCGGCACGCCCGTTTTCGGAGTAATCGCCGTAAGAAGAAACTTCGCCGGTCGATTCAATGACGGGAAACATCGCTGTCTGAGTAGTCCAATCACCTTTTTTGACTTCACCGCCAACAACCTCAGCGGCCTTCATTGGGGAAACAAGGACATCAATCAGCTTCGGATCAATGTACGTTGACAGGAAAGCAGGGATACCGGAGTTGCTTACAGTAACCAACGACGGCTGAGCGTCCATTGCGACACCATAATCAAATGCAATGTTTGGTTTTTGCAAGCCCGGATTAACGCCCATAAAATGAACGCCTGCGCGGGTAGAAAGTTCAAGGAAAGTGTTCATGTTTGTTAATCCCCCCATGTAGTAATTTTAACGAGTTCGCCAACTGCTGCAATGCTTCCGCATTTGAAAGCCGTTGCGACACCGCCAGTTGTGGTAATTGTTCCTGAAGCAGTGTATGCCGCAGCGGCGGTATCCAGACGATACAGACCAATACCACCAATTGCACCGCTGATCTGCGAAGAGATAACCGCGCCAGATGGAGCCGAAACAGGTGCGCCGACCAAGACAGTACCAGAACCGACAGCGGTAACATCCAGAACAGTACCAAAGCATGTGCCGGTAGCTGCGCTGATTGTGGTTGCTACGCTGGTCACGTAAACACCCGCTCCGCCAGTTGTGCCACTTGTCTGCGATACAATGGTTGTGCCTGCGGTAATGCCGGTAGTCGTACCGAGTGTATCGCCTACGCTGAGAAGGCCGGTTACAGCCGAAACAGTGAGGTTAGTACTGGAACCGGAAGCGGTAAAGGTTGCGCCGATGGATGCGGTCGTACTTGCGCCAGTAGCGGCTGAACCGATTGTGATTTCGCCAGTGGCATAAGTAGCGTAAACAGTAGCCCCGCGAGTTGCGGCGGTTGAGCCTGTTACCAAAGCCCAATAATCGCCTTCATTGGAAAGCGTTACCGGAAGTCCGGCAGGGATAAGGTTTCCGGCTTCTGCCAGATAGGTTGTGATAAGTGCCTGCTGTTCACGATGGACAAAGCCATGGGGTGCGGTTGCCTGGGTGCCGTAACTGCGGACGGTGATATCATCGTCATCAATCCAGCCAAAGCGTGCGACAGTCACACCAGCGGAACCCGCGACAAGCCCACCGGGGCCAGCCAGCACAGAAGCGCGAGGGTTTGCGGATGCAAAATCCCCGGCTACGGCTGGTGCAGGTGTAAGGTTAACGGTTCTCTGAAACATGTTTAATCCTCCTTAAGCGTTGCGGAAGCGCATGGCCCCCGGAAATTGTTTTGCCATTGCTTCGCCATCAAGGGCGATACGTGCGGGTGCTGCTGATTTGCTGGAAGCAACACGGAACAGAGCAGCGAGAGCTGCATCACCGGTTACACCTTTGTAATCAACAGCCATGTGGTCGAGTGCAAATGCGTAAATGTCGGAAGCCTTGTCAAGAGCAAACACATCACCCACCACAGATGCAACGTCACGCCTTGCCTGCTCTGCTGCTTTCATCTCTTTACGAAGCCCGTCCATTGCGGCTTTCACGTCCACGGGTTTGCTGGACTTATCAGCAATGTCTTTCAGGTCTTCGTCCTTCTCATCTTCGGCTGGCATTTCAAAGAGCTTACAAGCTTCTTCGATAATGCTTTCGTCAACCTTACCGGCAAGCAGAGCTTTCAGCTTTTCGGCGGGGCTTTCGTCTTCACCGATCTTCTTCTCAACTTTCGGCTTGAAATCCTCTTCGGCTGAATCAGGAACAACCGGTTTATCTTCGGGCCCCTGCTCAACATCCAGAAGAGCATCAATAATGTTGTCCAACTGCTGCGGGTTCAGCTCAACGTCAAGAGCCATGATTTTGCCCTTGATGCCGTCCTTGTCAAACTTCTTTTTACTGACTGAACCAACAATGGCTCCGAGTGCCGAATCTGTAGCAATTTTAGGAGCAGCGGCCCCAATTGCCACAAAGAGGGCTTTTCCCAACTTCGTCATTTTCATTTTGCCAGCCTCCTTGACTGTTTTGTGGTCTGCTACTACTACATCGCTACCGGCCCTGCCCAACTCAACAAGTGCCAAATGATTTCCGCGTATTTCCGTCATAATGCCGTCGTATGCTGTTCCCTCAAACTCGCCAGAGATCATTACAGGAACATACCTGTAAGCACATGATAGCTCTTTAGCTGTCTCAGTCTCGATACTGGCTATCGCCGTTGCATCCCAGAAGCAAAGATCAGCATCGAGGTACGGATTATCAAAAGCAATATCGGAACCAATAGCACCGATGATCAAGTCTGGCTGTGGCGCGTCAACTGTGACTGGCACATGCTCCGATAATATAGGAAGTCTCGCGAATGTCGGTGCGGCCTTTTCAAGCTCAACAGGATCACGGTATAGTCGGTAAACCTTATCCGGTTCAAGTCCTAGACCTTGATAATCAGGGATTTCGCGACCATAATAAGGATTTACAGTCGCTTTAGAAATATGAGACTTAGCAACATGTAGCCGCCCATCCTCATCAACAGACCTTAACGATTTATCAAGTGCTAATTTTATCATATTAACACCTATGCTAATGACTTATCTTAATTAATGCAAGAACATTATTTAAACAGCCTGTAAATTCCCATAAAGCGCACCATTGCCCGATTTATCAAGGACGACCACGCCGGTTGCCACTGGCCCATTGTCAAGTTTGATTTGATTACTCATGAGTCACCTCGTTAAATTGGTAGTATTGGTCTGGAGACACATCTACACCGAGGAAGAGTCCCAGGCTGTATTTTTTCGCCATCTATTAAGCAACCATCGGCTATGCTGTACTTTTTGCCATTTGCAGCAACATGTGATTTTCTTGGCGCCTTACCTGCATGACTGTGCAACCAGATAGCCTCAGTTATTCCAAGTTCAAGCTGGTTGATGCGATTGACTATCGCATTCGCTTTATTAGATTGATCTATCGCTATAAAAGCCGCCCTGCGCTTGGTAACAGGATAAATAGCCCGGATATCCTCGACCATTGTTTCTAAATCTCTACCGGCAGAATACGAGCGCATAACAGCACCTTCAACTTGGTTGAGGTATTGCACTGGTATGGATTTGATCAAAGCTATGTTCTCGGCTATTGACGATTCAAGCGCGTCTTTCATCGCCGGGGTCATCTTAAATTCAACCGACCAGCCAACGTCTTTGAGTGATTGCCTGAACTCTGTATCACTGAATTTATACATACGCCCAACGTACTTCTCTGCCATGGCCTTGGCAAAGTCCTCAAACTTATCAACCCACCGCTTACCGAGTGCTTTTAATAGCTTCTGTATTATTTTGGAAGGTAGTGCGTCTTGGGCAATGTCAACAAGCGTTGCCACTTTGGGCGGTTCTTTCTTATATCCAGCCGACAACCAATAGACAAACGAGTTGTGCATATTGTCAATAGCGGATTGCAAAGCCTTTTTGTACTTAATTTCTAGGCCCCTGTTCGCATGGACGGCTCTTGCAGTTTTGTATTGCTTCACCATTGCTAATCCTTGGGAACAATCTCTTTACCGGCTGATTCAGCATCAACGCTTTTATCTGCCAACGGGTCGTCAAGAGTATCTGGACTTTCAAAGTCATCAACAGGAGCAACTATCTCGACATCAAGATCAAGGCTGTCATAGCCGCTGTGAGGGTCTTTAGAAAGCCTTTCGCGTTCTTCTGAAGGGTCGATCACGCCATTGGAAATATATATCTGGGCGGCCTGGGCATCGTTCAATCTGATTGTGGCCTCTTCGGCCTCCGTCATTTCATAGAGGGAACAGAAGTTAAATGATATGGTCGGGTCGATCTCGCCATATAGTGATAGCTGAATAACCTTGATAATCGATTCCAGCGGCGAACGCCAGAAGGATTCTTGTTGTGCCTTTATCCAATCGTAGAACACTCGTATTTCGCCTTCGCTGCTTGCATTCAATCCGCTTGGACTTATGCCGGTAAGTATCATCGATGGGATTCTCGACACAGAACACATTTGCTCTTGTGACTGAGACTGCAGCTCATGAAGGCCAGAAAGGGGGGTGTTCGTCTGGATGATCTCTTCGCGGTCTTTATCAAGAAGCATCAAGCCCTTGTTGCTTCGAGTAGCATTGAATAATACAGCCCTTGCAACAATACCGGAGCCGTCATCACCACCGGACAATATACCTTCCATCGAAGTGGCAAGTGCAGTAATTGAAAAGTTGTTAATCAAATCAGATACGCTTTGCCTTGTCCTCAACCAGTTCTCAACGTAAGGCTCTGCAAGCTGTGACAATGACATACCTGCAAAGTTAAACGCTGGTTTAAGCATATCGGGGAGCGGCCTTGTCACGATAGTAAGCAATCTGCTGGCATGTACCTGTTGCCCTAACATGAACCAGTTAGACGGCTTATAGAAGTCAATGGCAGAAGGGTCGACAGCGTTGTAGTCTGATGGAGTAGTCCACATAGCCTCAACAGCGGATAGCCCTTTTAAGCTACCTACCTTGATTGTCTTGGGTGAAAGGATAAGAGGCTTGGCACTGTCTGCGCCGTTAATACTGATATAGATTTGACCACGACCGAAAAAGCAATCATGCGCGGCGGCAAGCTGGAATACACCACGGACATCGAGTTTTTTCATTTCATCCTCAATGCCTTTGATCTTGTCTTTCGTTGCATCGTCAATATCGTCACTTGTGCCGTTAAACTCTATCCATTTGCGGGTCAGTTCTGTTGATATGGCACTGGCAAATGATCTATATTCGGCGCGTGTGGCAAGATATGAAAGATAAGGGAATCCGGGAAAGCCACCACCGGGAAGCTGGCCGCCATACATTTGCGCATATTCGTACTGGTTTGAATCCATTGCAAGGACGGGAGGGGTGACACCTTTCGGGGCAATGCCCGCAACCAGTTCAGGCGGTTTTATCTCATAAGTGTATGCGGGTGTTTTGTTGTCAATCGCCATTTTACCGGCAGCTACTCGCATGTTGGTTGCCAATGATTGTGCAGTTTGTTTACTCGGCGCAATTTTGCGCTCAGTGCTAATAGGTCTTTTACGGCTCATGTTACCCCCGGCACAACATCTTGTTGATTGCCGCCTGTGATATGTTCAGCCCTGAGAATGTAGGATATAACCTTCTTAAAGCCTGGGTCATAGCATCACAATTGGATACTAAAATTCCGTTAGCGTAATATACCCCGTCAGATTCAACCTTTAGATTATATACAGTTTCTATTTGCGCACTTTTTAGAACAGAACTTTTTGACACGAGACGGGTTAATTGGCAAAACTGTGTCATATTTTGACCCGCATTGTTCGCATTTCCTGGTAACATTATACTGTCCTTCTGCCCTTCTGGTTTTGTACCCACACAAAGGAGAACAGTAACGCGCATCTTTATTCTTTGCAATAAATTCTTTACCGCACCATACGCAGGAACAAATAACATCTTTCTTTTTGGCTTTTGCATGTTCTCTGTGCCATGCTCGGCCCTCTTCGGATTGATGCCATGCGACAGTGAGTGGTCGTATTTTGGCAAGATGTTCAAGATCGTATGTTCCCGGCTCAATCTGACGATGTTCTTTACGCGATACTTCGCGTAAGTTTTCAGGGTGGTTGTTGAAAGAATCACCATCGATATGATGAATTTCAAAGCCTTCCTTAGCTGACCTTCCATTATGAAATTCCCAAATTGCGACATGGAGGCCCTTAGGACGCTTCCTTCCCTCATTTGTCGTTGACTGGCTAAGATAATACCGTCCCTTCCCTCCCATGAGTCGGTACTTGATTCCATTGAATTCAATAATTTTAGGATTCTCCATCTGATTAATCTCCTTAGAGATAATATATCACATGAATCCGCTTGTGTCAAAGCATCCAATGGCTTAAAGCCATTTTGCGTAAATATCTTATGACTTGCTGTCCCGGTTAGACCATTCTTGTTTATAACATTCTTAATCCTATTAGGCCCACAATCTATTACACGACCAATGCCAAAAGGGGTAATAACGCTATCCCCTACAACCATATCTCTAATAGGCTTGTCGCCATCTGGGGTAGAAATCATAGTATCGCCAACAAAACATTGGTCATCGTGCGCCCCAGCGGGAAACGCTGTCAATTCGGAAATAAATTCTTTTACCCACGGCGCTATATCTGGATGCGGCAAGTAAATATTGCCAGCTTCCCAGAATGATGTTACGGCGTGCGCTCTTGCTATCTTGGAACCATCCGGCTCTATTGGTATGATACCAGGGACGCGCTTTTTAAGAACATCAATAACCGCTGGGCCGTTCGCTTTGTCCTCAATAAGGATTTCGCGTGTGGCTTTCCATCGGTCGCGTAAGAGTATGACACTTAATACCGTATCTGTAAATGATAATCTAGCTCTAATTTGATCAAGCAAATAAGAGTCCGCACCTTTTTTGCCCCATACCTGACCCACTACAAAGTCAGTGCCGTCTGTGTCTTTAAACGTGCAATCCCATGATGCAATCACTTTGTCAAACTTTGTCGGCAGGTCTTTAGGCAGATAATACTTGATACTTGATTCTTTGAATATGTTGCCACCAAGGGATTTAGGCGATTGCTGGAACATTGCCGACCACCAATAATCAGATGATTCGGCTTTGAGTTCAAGCAATTGTTCAAGGGGGTGCAGTTCGGGTACAAGCGGCCCCAACGGTAAATCAGGGTTATATCCCACCTCGCCAGGGTCATTGATTGCCGGGAATTTCAAGACAGTAAGGCGCGGGTCTCCACGGTGCAAGTCAATGATACGAGCCGACAGGTCATCCTCGGCCCATGACGTAGCCATAATGATCTGACCGGAGTTTGCCGACATACGGGTTTTACATGTAGATTGATACCAATTCCAGTGGCCTTCCTTTACTGTTGGGCTAAGAGCTTCCTGAGCATTTTTTATTGGATCGTCGATAATAAAAATATCTGCTGCGCGGCCAGTGAAACCACCGCCGACACCATCGCCGATATATCCGCCTTTTCCATTAGGGGAGCTGAATTCCCCATTACGGTTGATTGAGTATTTGCGTTTTTCTTCTGGTTCGGGGAATAGTGCTAGATGTTCGGGAGATACAAGGTTGCGTCTCACATCCAGAGACATTGAATCAGCAAGAGTTGACGAATAACTAGCGGCGGCAATCCTCCAATCAGGAAACTTGCCTAGTAGATATGCAGGTAACTGGCGGCTTGCCATTTCCGACTTACCCATTTGAGGCGGAGCCTGTAATATCAATACCGGTCTGAACCCGTTTTGACAATCAACGATAAATTTATCAAGGGCTTGGCATACGGCAGTAGAGAATCTTGAATGAACAAAAGATTTGTTTACGTAGGATATGTAGTCTTGTAGGGATTTGCGAGCCTGACGGCGTTTGTATAGCTCTGCAGCGATATCGGATTGCTTGATCATTTGCCAGCGGCAATCATAGCGAGTAGTTGTTCGTCGGTTAACTCGGCGACGTTTTGCGTTTTAATGGGGCCGCCGTCAAGGCCAGATACTTCCTGGGTAATCTTTTCGCCATACTTTTTGGCATTCAGCTTTGATAAAGCCCATTTCATGTTATCGCATTCAATCCTTGCCATAGCAATAGCGTCTTTAGGTTCCCAGCCTTCGGCAATATATTTCTTGACTGTCTCTCCGGCAGCGTCTTGGTATTCGTCAAACCGATAATCAGTCATCAGCGTTCGCGCGTGCGTGTACTGGTTGGCTAGTTCCTCGTTGTCATTGCACCACCCGATGATTGAACTATGACTAGGTATTCCCTCTACGCTTTTGCATATTCGCCTGAGTGACTGCCCCTCTGCCATGCAAGCGCACACAATATCCATTATGCGTTGTCTATATTCTTCTTGTGTTTCGTTATCGGGTTTTTTCATCTTTCATGTTTCCCATTATGCCCATCGCAGTATAAAGCATAGAGTTTTTTCTTAAACTCATACAACCATTGGTTATCTTTATCGTCTTTAAACTGAATTGGTTTATCACTGATATACGGTTTACAATGACCTTTATTTATTATTGTCATGTTTTAACACCACACATCAGTTATTTTCTTTTTCATGCCGCTACTATACGTTTTTTTATTAAGTAATGCAATAATTAACTTGACAAGGTAAAAATGTCTAACTCCCGCTGTTGCCGACAAGCGGCAAATCTGTTTGTTGTAATTTTCTAGTAGCTGTGTCGTCTGGATTCTTCCATCCATTTAATTTGCTGTTTGAGTGATTCGATTTCTGCCAACATATCTTGGTTAAGGTCTGGTATCAGTTCGTCACGGTATTCCTTGTAAATTTCAGCCCGAATTTTTGCAAAGTCGTGTTGCCCTTGCACTTTGCGGTTATTGTAATTTCGGAATCCGTCCAAAAGTTCGTTTCGGTAATTTGTCCAATGGTCGCTTTCAATATAACAAGAAACATCACAATAGAGTGTTTCAAGAGTTGCATCGCAAACCTTTAGCATTTCGGCTTTGAATTGTTCCATCAGTTCTTTCGCCTGTTTCTGTGCCTCTTCGGAAAGTGAAGGGTAAAGCAGATATTGTTCACTCATATATTGCTCCTTTCGTGCTTCAAATTATAACCATCGGTTGCACCCGCCAAAGTCGAGCAGATGAACCTCAAGCCGTTAGCCTAATTTGCCTCTCATGCAATCCATTATCAACTTGACAAGGGTTATTCCGTGTCAAGTATTTCATTTATACCATCATCTGATATACGAAGTATCAAGCTTTTATCGTTTGAATCTGGTTACGGTCTCACGGATTCAACGTAAGCCATGCGCTTGTGCCGTCTGCATAGTCGATGTGGATCATGGTTGTTTGCCCCCTTTGCCGGTTTTTCTCTTTTGAGATTCGCGCCGGTTGCCTTCAAACTTAGTTGGTTCTACTCTGCTTCTGCAATCGTCGGAGCATACAACCGTTATTCCTTTTCGCCCCTTTCCCTCATAAATTTAACCAACAGGTCACACGCGTAGTCGGCGTGTGACCTGCCAGCCGTTATAAATCTTCCCTAGATTGCCATCAGTTCGCACATTATGCCGCAATCCTCGACTATCGGTTTATCTTTGCGGCCTCGCTTCGGGTCGAGTGTGTCGAGATAAAGCCTAGTCCCGTCTGTTTCTTTCAGGCACGTTGCCTGTATCTGCCGCTCCATCACTGCCCGTTGTGCAAACACCTCGGGAAAATCCACCCTGATTTTATTCCAATATCCCATGCCGCCTTTTACGCAGCCGACACAGTTATTGTTCAGGTATCCGAGATCGTACATTGCAGGGCGCTTGATGCAACTGGCGGTCATTACTTTGTGAGCGTCTGCCTTTTCCATCTCCTTATCAATCAGCGGGCAGACATGCTCTTTGTCCGGCATTTTTACCCGCAAGCCGTCTTTGCCGCCCAGTCGGTCAACCTCGTTGCAGTCCATCCCCCACACGTACCGGAGTTTCGTGTCCAGGGGCTGTTCATACTCCCACTGTGATCGCACTAATCGCTTCAACTGCCGAGTACATGCGGCACCTTTCGGCCCATTTATGTACCCACGCCCCCCAGCAGACAAACAAGCGGCCTCCACAGTTTTCAGTGAACTTTGCAGAATCTTCACAGGCTTCCCAAACCACATGGCGCACTGCCTGACAAACCGCAGAGTGTCAGGGTGCTGGTCGTCAATGTGGATGTAGATAATTTCGTCAATCTCTCCGATCAGCAGTTTGATTGCTACTGCTGAAGATCCACCACCGGAGAACCATGCTACTGTTTTTTGCATCATATCCTCCTTCGTGTCCGCCACCGATTTATAACCAGTCGCGGCACACGGTCTGCGCTCCGCTTGCCGGTGCGCTTAGTTGTTATCGTCTATCCACCATCCCCAACCACAAAACCGTTAACAATGCAGTAGGGCTTGCTCGACTTTTATTAATTGCTCATCCAATGCTTTACGAGCAATATCTTTGAGCATTGTTTCTGCATCCCTCTCAGCTTCGGCATGAATATCCTTGTATTTGCACGTCTCACATGTTTTTTATCTCTCTCATTTCGACCTCCAACTTACCCAATGCATTTTCTAATGCTTCATTTGGGATTGATTGTTTGTTGTCATACTCCTTCGATTTTATCTGCTTTTTAAGGCAGTCCGATATGCAATATATCTGCTTGCGGGTAGGTATTAACTCTTTCTTCTTGCTTTTGTAGTGGATAAACACTTTGTCAATGTCGTAAAACTGTACGCATTCAGGGATAAGCGTATCTATTTGGAAGTAAATAGTAAGGGTGTGTTCGCTTACTGTTATTTTCTGTGATTGCATAAATCACCCCGACCACGACCCCAACCGCGACCGCGACCCCGACCGCGGCCCCGACCCCGACCGCGACATCGACCGCGACCCCGACCGCGACCACAACCCCGACCGCGACCGCGACCACGACCCCGACCACGACCCCGACCGCGACCGCGACCCCGACCCCGACCGCGGCCCCGACCGCGACCACGACCACGACCGCGACCCCGACATATCAAATCCAGTTTTTAAAATGGCGGCATTCATTATTTTTTAGTTCTGGGCAATGGGTGATTCCATTCAACAGCATCAATTATTGCGCCACGGCCCAAAATTACACGACCTGAGGGGAATGGTTCTACCTCATTAAGATTACCCGTAATCAAAGCATCCGAGAATCTTCCGCTGTCTGCGATCCAAGCGGCATCTTCAAGCACAAGCTCCTGAGAAGTAACAGCAACAAGCTTACCGGTATCAATCATTGTCACTGTTCGAATAAGATAAATCGCCCCTATTTTCCACGGTGCTACATCTACCGACAATATTTGGGGTTCGGTTTCTTGCACTGAATCTGCGCGGATGTACTTAATTGAATCAATCATCATCGTTTCTGGTGCGCTCATTTTACTTCCTCCTGTTTTTTGTTTTTTTAGCAGCTTGCATCATGGCCTGTTGCTCTGGCGTTATTTTGCGTTTTGATTTTTTGCCGCTTTTTTTTCTAATGCTTGCTCATTTGTTACGCCCCCTTTTGGCTAGCCCTCGTCTGTTTATGTGCATCATGTAGTGTCTTAATCATCTTTTTGGTAGCATTCGGCAAACTCATGAACGGCGCATAATCAAAATCGGCATCACTAGCCATCAGGTCGCTAAGCTGCCGCACTAAATACCAATCAATATCGTCCCGCTTTACCTTTGTTATTTCGTTGAAAAGGTATATTGGTGCCTCGCCAAAATTAAGACTGCCGGAATGATAATCCCCTTGATTCCCGTAGCCCGTGTTGCCGTCGCCCGTGTTGCCGTAGCCCGTGTTGCCGTCGCCCGTGTTGCCGTCGCCCGTGTTGCAGTCGCCCGTGTTGCTGTCGCCCATGTTGCGGTCGCCCGTGTTGCCGTCGCCCGTGTTGCCGTCGCCCGTGTTGCCGTCGCCCGTGTTGTAGTCGCCCGTGTTGCCGTCGCCCGTGTTGTAGTCGCCCGTGTTGCGGTCGCCCATGTTGCTGTCGCCCGTGTTGCTGTCGCCCGTGTTGCTGTC